GGAGGAATCAACCGTAAGTAAAGCCCACATTTACACGTGGGATGTAACAGCCAAGGGTGGCCTGTATGGCGTCCTTGGTCTGGTGCTGGCCCCTAATCAGGGCCGGTTAATACTAACTCTAACCTAGCTCAGCAAGGTGGATATATTTATGCGCTATCGAGAAGACAATGACACCACTCCCTTCAACCCGTCAGGATCCATCGTGACGAAGCAGAATAATCTTTCTGCATCTCCGAAACGATGTGATACTACAACGAGTTCCTGGTCAGGCTTAGGCTTCACTTACCCACAAGGTGAGTTCAGAAGCATTAGCGACGTGGTAGTCAAAAACTTTCGTAAGCGCTCGGCTGCCGGCGAGGTGTTCGTCAATCCGATGTCGTCGTTAAAAACGACTCGGAGTGTCACACTCTCTGCCAGGCACCACCACCTTCCTTATCCCGCGGGAACGCCCTCCTCGAGTAAGCAATGCACGTACAAGTACGAGCAAAGCAAAACTCCAGATCCGGACGGTCTAAACGCTGCTGGTGCGCCAACTGGTCATCTGAGTCCCTATATGGGCTCAGTACAAAACCTGATCAACTTGGCGTCCACTACAGCGGCTGCGAATGTCGATAACCCCACGTTCCACGGGGCCACCTTCATCGCAGAACTCCGCGAAACACTAGGTTTTCTGAGAAACCCTCTTGGCGCTTTCAACAAGCAACTCGAGGACTACCGTTGGCGTAAACGAGCGAGGAAATCCCTCAATCATAAAACGACCGGCGAGTACATCAGAGACAATTGGCTATCATACCGCTATGCGGTTAGGCCATTAGTGCAGGATATACAAAATGCTGCCGAGGCAGTCGCACGAACAGTACTCGATAACGAACCCTTAAGGCAAACTGCCCGGGGGTACGCATCCGAGTCCGGTGAAACCGAACAAACTGGCGCCATTTCGTCGTTGTATGATCATACGACGAGAACGGTGAAAACAGTGTCGGTCAGAGCCGGAATACTGTACGAGATATCGCGGGACCCAAATACCTTTGGTATGACGGTTCCCGATATTCCCGTTGCTCTGTGGGAAGCAATTCCTTACAGCTTCGTGGCGGACTGGTTCCTGAATATTGGTTCATTTATTCAGGCGATATCACCCGTTGGTGGTGTCAAACGGTTAGGGTCATGGACTACCGTCAAAACAGAGACTAGCACGACCAGAGAAATCTGGTGGGAAAGACCGGGTACTTCTTCCGGTATTACTCGTGTTGTTACCTCTGACGGGCGTTCCACGGAAACGTATGATTCAATCTCCGTGACACGGACTCCAGGTATTCAGATTGGTTTAGCTCATAAGATAGGCCCCTTATCGGGGGACATCGGAAAGCTTCGTCTTCTTGATCTGGTAGCACTGGGATCGCAGATAATGCGGTCAAAGTGAAGTCCAAATGCAACTTAACGTAAAACCAACCCAAAGTAGGAGGACATTATGTCCGTAACCTTTAATAGTAAGACGTACACTAACGACGTCAATCGCACACCAGATATCATGCGATATCTCGGCCCTGCACACACCCTTTCCACCAACGACGTAGTCGAACTTGGGCGCACCGCGCCTAAGAAAACCGCTGACTACGCCGGGAAAGGTCGCGCCCGCTTCAAGCTGACGCGGAACGCAACTGACGGCACTGATTCTCTCGGGGATATTATCGTGGATGTGCAAATATCCACGCCCGTAGGAACTCAGGAGTCTGAGCAAGATGCGATTTTGGCTGACCTTGCCGCTTATTTTGCTACGGCATCTGCGGAGTCCCTCTTCCAAGACCAGAAGATCGTCCAGGTTTAATCACTCACCGAGTGATCCTGGCGTCCTGGCTCTTCAGAGGGCTTCGTGATGCGCAGTAACATTAAAGTGGTTTCTTGCGCCGTTGCGATAGTTATACTATTCGTAACGGGGCAGTCAAGCCTGATCACAGCTTCCTGTGCAGATCTCAATTGGGAGATGCGCAGTTCCATCTAATATCAAACTAGGAGGCTATATGCCTAACAGAAAGAGAAAAGATGGCCCCGATTTGGGGCTTCAGACTAGCGCCGACGCCATATACATTGGCGTAGTTGCGAGTGTGTTACAGGACGGCACCAATCCTGCAAGTAACAAACTGCTGGGAGCTCTTCGAGCCCGGCAGTTCAAAACCTTGCTTGATTGGTCTGACATACCGAGTCCACAGATGTACGACTCAGCATCATCTTATTTTGATGATTGTCAGATAGCCGCATTGATCAAGAAGTATCCTTTTACATCGAAGCACATTCCGGGAATCGATCCCCGGGGTACTGCCGTGAAGAAATTTCACATGGCTGAGCATAGATGTAAGAGATACAACTTGAGGGCCCGTTTAAAACGGAGACGTTTTAACGTCCATGCGCAAATCTTTGCGGATGCCCGTTCGTATATCGAGAAAACTATCGGATTGAAACCCGATCTTACCGATATATTGAGTCGATGCGACTTTACCGATGGTAGTAATGTCGGTGTTAATGGAGATAGGACCAACGCTGCGCGAAAGCTTTATGCGCGTCGTTGGACCGTTACACCGTCTGCCATTCCTTATGCCGTAAGTGCCCTATGGAACAACATTCACGCTCGTCATTGCATCCTCCCGGGTGCGATGAAGTGTTACGATCCTGATGTTTTTCGGGATCTCGTGAAGAGTAGGGTAGACTTGGTGAGCTGTAACAAAGTTACATTTGTACCGAAAACTGCTAAGACCTATCGGTCAATCGCAGTCGAACCTTTGCTCAATGGGTTCGTGCAGAAGGGTGTCGACTTAGCGCTCCGTGAAAAATTGGAGCGAGTAGGTATCGACCTTAGTGACCAAAGGGTCAACCAACTCCTTGCTAGGAGCGGGTCAACCGGCGGATTCAACCCTTACTGTACAATTGATCTCTCTGCTGCTTCCGATAGTTTATCTATCGAAGTTGTCAAAGATCTCTTACCCCCGGAGTGGTTCGAATTCCTATCGGATATTCGATCACCCTGTTACGAGTTAGACGATTCTACCTACCGGTATGAAAAGTTTTGCTCAATGGGCAATGGGTTTTGCTTCCCGCTTCAAACGCTGATTTTTGCTAGCGTTTGCTACGGGGTGGACAAGTATGTAAATGGCCACGCAACGAAAGACTTCGCTGTTTACGGCGATGACATCATCGTGCGCCAAAACGTCGCTCTCGTAACGATCGAAATGTTACGGGATATTGGTTTTAAAGTCAATACCGATAAGACGTTTCTTACAGGTCCATTCCGCGAAAGCTGCGGAAGTGATTGGTACGATGGCCAGGACGTACGTCCTGTATGTTTTGACAAGCCTCTCACTGAATTACGTGAGGTGTTTGCCTTTCACAATTCCACGTTACGATCGAGCAGGTGCGAATTTGTCTTTACTAAGACTCGTCCGTACCTTCGGTCTCTGCATCGGGGTGATTACCTTCGCCCCGGCAGAGAACCTGGTGACACAGCATTTAGTGTGCCGCTCGATGTATTCATGGGTTCCAACCGTTGCAGTTGGAACAGGGACCAACAGTCCTGGCAGTGGAGCGAGATCCTTTCGCTTGCTGTTGAGGACCAGTTATTCGGTCTCGATTGTGACGAGCTTGCAAATGCTCGGATGTTTGCAGCTATGAAGGGAGCAATCTCTTCATGTCTGTATGCCATACGTTAC